AGTAGTTAAAGCTAACAGTAGCGAAGTAGATACCAACATGAAAACTTTAATAAGACGCAAAGCATTTTTAGAACTATACGAAAGGAGGTCGTTTACATGGGAATAGATAAGATAAATAAACCACCACACTATAATCAAGGCGAGATTGAATCCATTGATTACATAGAGCAACAACTAGGCGATAAGTTTGATGCCTATTTGGAAGGCAATGTCTTGAAGTATTTGCATAGATATAAATACAAAGGCAAACCAAATGACGATTTAAAAAAGGCAAATTGGTATTTAACCAGATTAATATTATTGAAGGAGGTAGCACGTGGGAAAAGGCGATAAACCAAGACCGTATGATAGAGATAAATTTAACGAAAACTTTGACAAGATTTTCGGTAAAAAGAAGGCAAAACAGGAGGAAAAAAAGCCGAAGGATATGGAAGGTTCTTCCATATAGTATGGAAGGTTCGTTAATACTAAGTAGAAGGTTCTTCCATATAGAGTAGTAAAACCTTCCACTATATCCGTATACGTATACTTATACGTATAGAGAGAAGGTTCAAAAAACCTTCTCTCAAAATAGAGTTATGTTAGAAGATTTTTGGTGGATACAGGATAGTTTTAATGAGGACGAAGACACGGACTTTCTCGTCCGTACGTCCGTACGTGAACGGTATAAAAGTTACAATGATTTACGGAGAGTTCTCTGGAAATGGTATCGAGTACGTGCGGGGTATAAGCATTTGAGTGCGAGTGCTAAGTTAGTTTTATATGCGGTCGTGGAAAGGTTTAGATGGGAGACTTGGTCTTCGCATGATGCTTATAGGTATTATGCAAAGATGACAGGGTTGACACCGAAGACAGTTGGGCGGTGTGTAGATGAGTTAGTGGCGGAGAAGATATTGGTTATCGCAGTAGAAGGGGAACATAAGTTATTGAAGAAAGCTCGTTCGGGAGTACGTAAGCATTTGTTATTGAGACAAGTGAGTACGCTTCTTGGAGAGTGAGTAAACAATGGATTTAAGAAGCGTACTCGGGGGATTCGTTAGTTCGTACGTGCTTGCTTGTCTTCAAGTATTTGTATTTGTCTAATCAATCGCCTACGTGAACGTGGAGACATTATATCGCCTTCTAGTTCGAGTGTGCGTTTTTTTATGTACAGGCGTTCGTCAATGTTCATTTGTTTTCTCCTAGTACGTAATTCATAAGTTTTTCTAAAATTAAATCTTCGTTGTGTTCCCAATACTCGTTAATGCTTTCTATGGGTTCTTCGTTGTACCCTATTCGTTCTCTATTGTTTTTTTTGTGCATGGTTCGACCTACTGAAACTAACTTGTTGGTTAGTTGATCAAGTACATTGAGAGAATCTTTTACTAAGTTCCATGCTTCATCTTTTTCTTGATCATAGACTGAATATATCTCCGGTCTCCCTTCTTCAAATAAAGCATTTTCTATTATGTCTATGCACTCTTCTATGGTTCTAGTCATTGGTATATCTCTCCTGTTACACACTTCCTCATATAAGTGTCGTTCCATTTAAACTTCTTTGCATCAAAAGAGTTCTCACACTCTCCGTAAAAATTAGTTATGTTGTAAAGATCAACTTCATGTTCATCTTTAAAGTGTATGAAAAAATAATCGCCAATACGTTTGGCTTTGATTATGTCTTCTGGTTCGTAAGAGTGTCCTCTATTGCCTAAGTATTGGATTGCATTTTCTATCTGCTCTTTGTTACTCATGTTATCTCCTTTAAGTTATTTTCTATTATTGTTATCTGGTCTTGTAAATGCTCAATGTCTTTTTGCAGTTCAAAAACTTTAATATCATTGTTTTCATCTACTGCAATATCATCAAGCAAACAAGCAACAGATATACTTGCTTCTTTAACTGCTTCTAATAATTTACTCATGCTTCCTCCTCATATTCTTTGTCCGTTCTTTCATCTGCCCATAGCCCTTCATCTGAACCACAATCAAGGCATATATCTTTTTGTAAATTTACATTTCTACTGCCACAACATATGCAACATAAAGGCATATTTGCCATTTCTGCCCAACTATAATTTTTACTCATGCTTCCTCCTTTGGTTCGCTAAAACTTAAAACAAAGCTACTATTACAATCGTGATTAGATGATCTAGCTATGTAATTACTTTTACCTTCAGTTCCTCTTATTGAAAAACTAAAATCGGTATCCTGATGTACTAATTTTTTAAAGATTTGTTTTATGTCTTGTAAGATAAATGTCATATCTCCGCAACTACCTAACCAATTTAAATTCTCTCCCTTTACAAAAACTTCTTTGCCTAGATACTTTTCAAAGTAACCTAAATCATAAATAAAGTCTTCATACTCCTCATCATCTGCATAAGGTTCTAAGATTGCTATATAATGATTACTCATGCTTCCTCCTTTTTGTTTCTTGCTCTCTCGTTTTCTGCTTTAAGTCTTGCTATAAATATTGGGTTGTTTATAACTTTTTTGTTTGCCCATTCAACATTGTCAACTAAGTCTTTAGTTCTTCGTTTAACTTTGCCAACAGACTGCTCAAGCTCGTTGAGTTGGTCTTCTAGTTTTTTATTACTCATTGTTTTCTCCTGTTTTTAGATATTCTTTGTAAGGTGTACAAATTGCTTCTATTGCTTCATCCAAAGCTGCAATTTTTGCATCCCACATGAGATCAACTGTACCTAGTTTTTCATGTTGTCGATATGAAGCACCACCAACAATTTGTTGTTCTAATTTAAAAAAAGCTGAGCGAAGTTTGCGTCTTTGCTTTGATCTTTCTTCTGCTGTAAAAGGTGTATATGTAGTCATTATTTCCTCCTGTTTGGTTATTAAATTAATCTAAGTAGTAATAACTAATAAAGTTATTTTCTTCATTAGCAAAAAATTGGCTCGCCTCTCCTTTACCGTGTTCTTCAACTTCTTTCTTTAAACAATTTTCCATCTTAATAAATTTAATTGGTAAATCTGAATTAAAGCCTTTCAAGCCTAAAAACTCTTTAATGGTAAATTCTGATTGGTCTCCATAACCATATTGGAAAGGTAATTTATACGTTATATCTTTTTCAACGTCTTCAATTTGCACGGAAAAATAGGAGTTTCCGTTAACCTTGTCAAACCATTCTTTAGTTACAGCTATGTATTTATATTTCATTGTTTTGCTCCATTGTTTAATTGAATATAAACATATTAAACCACAATGATGCACACATGTCAACACATAAACACATAAAATATATAAATTAATTTAGATACCATTTAAAATGTTTTCATGGCAGGAAAAACTAAAGGAGCAGGAAGACCAAAGAAGATTCTAAATTCCAAAGATACATTAAATAAAATAATTCAGTATGGGGCGGAGGGCTTGACCATTGGTCAGACGGCTAGAATGTTAGGTGTGTCTAGAAGTTCATTAGATAGAAGAAGAAAAGAATTTGATGAAATAGAAGAAGCTATAAAAAAAGGACAAGCAAAAGGAATCAGTAATATAAGTAACGCTCTTTATAATTCCGCCATGGACGGGAACGTGACCGCTCAGATTTTCTATTTAAAGACAAGGGGGGAAGAAGGACAATGGAACGACCAAGCTAACGTACAAATAAACGTTGATTTAACTAAAGCTTTAACAGACGCACAAGAACGCACGAACGTACACACGATAGAAGGCGAGACTATTACCCGTCCGTTACCGTACGTGCAGACGGACGAGCGTACAGAAACAGATGAAAAGTAAGTTAGTGCTTACTAACGTAAGTAAGTGCTTACTACCCCCCGTTCGTTGTAAGCGGACGTGCATGTACACAGGAAAGATGTAGATAATTTTTTATGAAATATTCAGCAGACCAAGAAACTAAGCTAATGACCGAGATGTGGTCAATGAATATCAAGGATGATCCGTACAATTTCGTCAAATTTACCTTCCCTTGGGGAGTAAAGGATACCCCCCTTGAAGACTTTGAAGGACCAAGGAAGTGGCAAGAAAAAATTTTGCGAGAAATTACAACGCATATTCAAAGAAACCAAAGATTAGATATGCCAGAGATGTTCAGACTAGCTGTAGCTTCTGGACGTGGTATAGGTAAATCAGCCTTAGTTGCATGGTTAATACTATGGATGCTATCAACCAGACTTGGTTCTACTATTATTGTTACAGCAAACACAGAACAACAGCTTAGAAGTAGAACATGGGCTGAATTAGGTAAATGGCTAACATTAGCAATCAACTCACATTGGTTTTCTAAAACAGCAACAACCATAAAACCAGCACAATGGTTTGAAGAAGCTCTAATTAGAGATTTAAAAATAGATACTGGCTATTACTACGCTCAAGCACAATTATGGAGTGAAGAGAATCCTGACGCTTTTGCTGGTATTCACTCTAATTACGGTGTCTGTTTAATTATGGATGAAGCATCTGGTATACCATCACCGATATATTCAGTATCCGAAGGTTTCTTCTCAGAACCCACGAAAGATCGTTATTGGTTCTGTTTCTCCAACCCACGTAGAAACACGGGACCGTTTTATGATTGTTTCAATAGCAATCGTCAGTTCTGGCGTACGGAGCAAATAGATTCCCGAAACGTAGAGGGTACTGATAAAGAACTGTTCCAAAGAATGATAGAACAATACGGGGAAGACTCTACTGTATCTAGGGTTGAAGTTATGGGTGAGTTTCCCCGTGCTGATGATGATACGGTTATTCCGATGGAGTTAGTGCGTGCAGCCGTAGAAAGAGATGTTGCCTTAACAGCCGGTGAACCAATATTGTGGGGTTTAGATGTCGCTCGTTTCGGTGGTGACAATTCCGCTTTGTGCGTGCGTCAGGGAAATACAGTTTTAGATATAGAAACTTTTGGTTCTATGGACTTGATGCAACTTTGCGGAGTAGTAAAAAATAAATACGATGACTGTACGGTTATTGAAAGACCACAAGAAATATTAGTTGATGTCATTG